GAATACAAGCTGGCTGCACAAAAACTGGTTGAAGATAGCCAGTTACCGTTAGAAACAGATCAGGAATTTGCTGATCGGGAAGCGCTTTGCAAAAAATTTAAAGATGCCGAAGGTAAATTAAAGGAATTAAAGGCTCAAGTTGTTGGTGAAGTTACCGATATTGATAATTTTTGTAAGGAGCTTGATGCAATAGTAGGATTTATTGCAAAAGCTAGATTGAATGGAGAAAATATGGTTTTAGCTAGAAAAGAAGAAAAACGTGCTAATATTTTAAACCAAGCAAATGCTGTGTTTAATACTTTTATCAATGAGTTGAATGATTCATTGGGCGTTAAATTGCCAGCCATTGATGTTGATTTTATTGGAGCTATAAAGGGTAAAAAACTGTTTTCAAAAATGATTGATGCAGTTGAAACTAAAATTGCAAACGGTAAACTGAAGGCCAATGAAATTGCTGATGATATTCGTACAAATCTTGATACGCTTAAGTCGGTAGAAGATTATTCTTTTCTTTTTAACGACAAGCAATCAATTATCACAAAATCGCCTGATGATTTTACTAATCTGGTTAATTCAAGAATTCAGGCGCATGAAGTTGCAGTTGCAGAAAAGAAAAAGGCCGATGATCTGCGTATGCAACAGGAAATCGAAAGGCAGGTAGCGTCTGCAAAAGCAGAAGAGTCGCGTAAGGCAGAAGCAGAAAGAATACGAATTGAGAATGAAGCTAAGGCTGCACTTGCCGAGCAAGCAAGGATTGCTGAAGCAGAAAGATTACGCATTGAAAAAGAGGCCAAAGAGTCTCAAATTGCTGCACTAGCAGAACAAAAGCGATTACATGATGCAGATATAGCGCGTATTGCTAATTATGAAAAAGAACATCCTACTGATATTCGGCAAGAAGAAACTATAAAACCAGCATCTCTACAGACTGATATTTTTGATGATAAAGATAACGATGTTGGAATAAAGTCAGGAATCATCAAAGTTATTAAAAGACCAGATGATGAAAAAATTGTAAAAGTAATCAGCAATCATTACCAGGTTAGTGAATCTTTAGCATACCAATGGATAAAAGAAGTAAAGTAGGTGATAGCAGTGGAAACAATTAAAAACTTCAAGTTCACAATAATTACTATAGCTATTTTTATAGTAATTATTGTTTTGGTGTAGTCATGTATAGAGTAATTGAATTAACTTTCAGGAGTGGAGCGAAAAACTACATGATTGAAAAGCTGACAATAAAAGGATGGCGGTTAATAAAAAGTGGCGGAGTTAATAATGGATGCCGTTATGAAACTTTTGAGTCGGCTGAAAATGCGATCTTTAATCTAAAGTCGGTTAAAAGAAAATCAATTTATAAACGAAGTTACGTTTAGCTGAGTCTGTGAGCTTGAGAGAGAACAACAATGCCGTTGTTAGGCGATTGATTAACGAGAGGTGATAAATAATGGAATACATGGAAAGCAAAATGCAAGATAGTATTGATGGCTCAATGAGCGAATACGAACAATATATGATGCTAAAAGAAACAGTTGTTGACCTTCTTTCGCATAGAAATGGCAGGCTTCCAACACTTGGCAATTTACGCGACAACAACGAAAGCCGAGCTATTTTAGGAAAGCTTGCCGCACTTGTCGGTATTGACGCCTAACACTTTATTTTTTGAACATGGTTCATAATTTTAAAAGTCAGATGGTAGTTTAAAAGCCGCTTGGTTACTGGTTTTTTAGCTTAAAAGTTCGTTAATGTATAGGTAAAAAGGTGATCTATGAGTTTTAGTAAACTGGTAAGGCTGGGAAAAGACGCGGAAACTGCGGTAACACCAAGCGGAAAAAATGTATGCAAAATTGTAGCGGCATACGATGTAGGCTGGGGTGACAATAAAAAAACAGTCTGGATAGATGCGAGCTGGTGGGGTGATCGAGGCGTTAAAATGGCTCAATACTTAACCAAGGGCGTTCAAATAGTTATCCATGCCAATGATGTAGAGCCAGATGCCTATGAAGGTAGCAATGGCCTTAGCAAAAAGCTAAAAATGAACGTGGTTAATGTGGAGTTAGTTGCAAGGGCGCAACAGCAAGACGGCGGTTATCAGCAGCAAAAACAACAACCGGCTATGGGTGGGTTTGATCCTGAATTTGATGATGAAATCCCTTTTAATTAAGTGCCTTTCTAATTAATTAGAATTCATCTATACTACAGGCACGTAAATACTTTGTAGGTTATGGTAGATGAAAAAATGCTTTAAATGCGGGATAGTTAAATCTTTATCGGAGTTTTATAAACATGCTCGAATGGCTGACGGGCATGTTAATAAATGCAAGGAATGTAACAAGATTGATGTATCAGTTAATAGAAGTAAAAACATTAAATACTACAGGGCTTATGATAGAGAGCGTGGCAATAGGCAGCCACCGGAATATTTAAAGGAATGGCGGGTTAAATATCCTACAAAATACAAGGCACATGCATTAGTAAATAATGCTATACGCGACGGTAAGCTCTTTAAAATGCCGTGCGAGGAATGTAGTTCGGAGGATGTACATGCACATCACGACGACTATGCAAAGCCGCTTAACGTTCGCTGGCTATGCCCTGCGCATCATAGTCAATGGCACAAAGAAAATGGGGTAGGGTTAAATCCGATTTGATTTTGATCAGGGGTATTTATGCAAGACAAACACAAAGAAAAAGTAGCAAAGAAGATCAAGGCTTGGCTAAAAAAGAATCGTAAAATTACAGCTACATCAGTTAGGCATATTCACGCAATGGCGTATGTAGTGGGATATGCAGCTCCAAGCTGTTTGGTTGTTGCTAGATGCTGGGTAGAATCAGAAAAGCATCTACGCGAATTTGACAAGAAAAGCCCATTGGAAAATGTTCATGTTTTTGATGATTCCCTGAATGCTGGTGACTGGTGCAGTGTAGCTTATTACACTACAGTTACTAGCGGGCAAACTGTAGCAATACCAATTGTAGTTTAAAGGGTGAATTAAATGGAAAAATTGGACTTTATTTTATGGATGACGCTATTCCCAATCTCGCAGGCGATTTTTAACGCAATTACATATCAGTTTTGCGCACGTAGAGAATATAGTGATTCTGATTATTGATACGCTGCAATAGTCTCTATATCTATGTGGCTAATTATTGGAGGTGAAATATGGCGAAGCAGTTGCCATTAAGAAGTAAGATACTTAAAGATAGTGCCAGGTTAATGGATTGCACACTGAATATTGCTGGTGTGTGCAATTACAATCCAGAAACGGTTATTTTGGCGCATCTTAATTTTGACGGTGGAAAGATGGGTGGAAAGTCGCCAGAACATTCTGCGTGTTTCGCCTGTTCTGCTTGTCATTCGTACTTAGACCAGAATAAGCTTTCTGAGACCGATAAGCTGTTTTATTCTGCTAGAGCTATGGTAAGAACGCATAGTATTTGGTTTAATCCTAATGGATTTAAAAGCAATAATAAGAACTATGTCATAAGTATAAAACCAGGATAAGGAATTAATATGCTATACAAAGTAACTGTTTCTAATGAGACTGACGAGGTGGTTTTACAAGTTTCTGCAAAAACTCAATCCATGGCAATGAGTATTGCTGGAAACAGAATATCAACTGAAATGCCAAGGTTTAATCTACGTAATGCAGAGTTTTTTTGCGATCCGGTATTGAGAATTAAGCGGGTTAACGATGGCACAAGCTAAATATAAAAATAAAAAGACGGTAGTTGATGGTATTGTTTTTCATAGTATGAGAGAGGCTAAGCGTTACAGTGATTTGAAGTTAATGCAAAGGGCTGGGCTTATTTCTGGATTGGCATTGCAAGTTCCTTACCAGTTGATTGTTAACGGCGTAAAGATATGCGCTTACAATGCTGATTTTACATATACAGATCAAACTGGTTTTATAGTTGAGGATTCAAAAGGGTATAGAACGAAAGACTACATTATCAAGCGTAAATTAATGCTTGCTTGTCATGGAATTAAAATACTAGAGACTTGATAGGGATGCCGGTAGGAAAGGGTGAATAACCTACCGGCATGATGGCAGATGAAATCAGCCAACGAATTAATTATACATAAAAAATATTATCATTGTAAATAATATCACTGGTGGCCATCTATGATTGACGAACGTCGAATGGAGCAAGCTATATCTTATCTATACATGACAGATGAGGATTCCGCGAGAGCAAAAGCATTAATGCTGGAGCTAGAGAATAGTGAAAAAACTATTCTGGCAATGATCATACTCGACAATAGGATAGGCACTACAGTACAGGAGCGAGACGCTATAGCTCGCACAGATGATCGCTATAAGAAATGGATGACGGATTATAAAGATGCTGTTTTTAACTTTGAACTTTTGAGAAATAAGCGCAGTACAGAAACTATAATCATTGAAGCATGGCGTAGCTTAAACCGAGATAGAAAGCATGGAAATATATCATGAGTATTGAAAACGAAAATATATTAAAAAAGATTGGAAATAAGGATTGTTTTGGCTTATCTTTAATGCAAAGAACGATAAGAACAAATACTGTCAATGCACAAAGAAAGCTTGATGAGCTTGAAAGATATGGATTGATAGAAAAAGATGTAAAAAAACCCTGGCAGTATCGTGTCAAGTAAATAAAAATTTTAAAAGGGTACTGATTATGAATATTGAAGATTTCTGCGCAAATGAAAATGAAGAACGTCTTCATCTGCGCAAGCCGTTTAATATCGAAGGGAAAACAGTTGCAACTGATGGCGTGACTATTGTCTTTATCAAACAAGATGAAAAATATGGCACAGCAGACTTTCCAATTACTGCATCAATTTCAGCAATGCTTAATGAAATTAATCAATGTAAAGCTGTTGATGGATTCAATTTGATGCCGGATATTGTTTATCCAGAAACTTGCGAGTGCTTTGCTTGCAAAGGTAGTGGATATGAAGAGGAAAAAGTTTCGTGTGAGGAATGCCATGGCTCTGGAAATATTACATTTTCTAATGAACATAATGAATATGAATGCCATTGCATAAACTGTGACGGCGATGGTATAAAATATACAGGCAATAATTCAAATGTTAAATGCACTCATTGCGGTGGTTTAGGTCGCTTATATGTCACACTATCAGCTATCGAAATTGATGGTGTTGAGTTTAATCCTTTTTTTATTGATAAATTAGTAAAAAATATTTCTAATTTAAAGGTTAAAGTTATAAAAGGAGTTATAAAAGGAAACAAAATGCTATTTATTGGTGATGGAGATATTTGCGGAATTATCATGGGTTTTAAGTTCAAATAGGGTTTATGTAATGCGCATTTTATGGGAGCTTGAATCAACAGGATCAAGATATAAGTCTGTTATTGAGTCAGATTCATTATCTGGAATATTTTCATTTCTAATAGCTAGATGATATACGCCTGTTAATCCAACTGGAAGTATTAATAGTGATTGGCATTTGAGAATAAAAGGCCAGCTATATTCAACAGCTAGGCCTTTAATAGCAATAAAAGTATAACATCAATCAAAAGGGTGAAAGATGGAAAACGGTATCATTGATCATGTTTCTGATATTGAAAAATATATTGAAGAGCATGGCGATAACAGACAGTCTTGGTCAAGTTTAAGAATTGTTTTATGTTATAAAAAGCAGCCTAGCAGATTAAGGTCTGCATATCTAAATGCTAAAAAAATTATTTGGCAAAGGGAGCGTCTTGAAAAGGCAATAAAGTTATCAAAAGTACTAAATGAAAATGATCTGGCAAAAGAGCTTGGCATAACAAAGCAAAACTTGAGAAATTATGCAGCTAGGCATGGCATAGAAGTTAAAAAGCCTGATTATGATGACGATGATGAGCTTTATAGTACTAGAAGTGAATCTTATGGATGCCAATCTCTAGTTTTTTTGGCAGGTATCGAGGCAAGAGAGATAATTTCTTCAAAATGGGTGGGAATATGAATAGCGTTGAAAAGTCAGCAATTACTAAAGAGATGGCGGATATATGCCTTGCTATGTATAAAAATGGTGGATTGTGGCCATCTATTAAATCGCATGTTAATTATGCCGGAACTCCATGTAATCTTGGATACCATATTCGTAAATATGAGCGTACAGGAAAATTGCCAAAAATAGCAATAGAGCCAGTTATACCGATATTAAGAAGTGATTTAAAAAGATATTCAGAGCAAGGTCTTACATTATCGCGGGTTGCAAAATTACATAATTGTTCTGAAAGTTTAGTGAAAATGAAATGCTCAGAGTATTGTATTAAATTAAGCAAGCCAGAAAGGAAAAAACCTGTAAAGAAGCCACCGATTAATATGGAATTATTGACAGGGCTATCTCTTTTATATCCTCCTTTGTCTATAGATGAAATTGCAAAGAAGATAAATAGAAGCAAGTCAATGACTGTAGAGTTAGTTCAAGAAATAAGGCGTAAAGACGAGGAGAAATCATTATTAAGCATGAAACGCTTGGCTTTGGGGTTTAAGGATGGTGCAGCATGAAAATTAAAACAAGCGAATTGACCGGCGCGCAGCTTGATTGGGCAGTTGCGAAGGCGCTTGATGAAAAAGTAGTTTCAAAAAATGGCAGACCGGCGATTGAGGAAGAGTTTAATCCTGTGGGAATAATATGAATATCTACTATCGTTTTTTTCGAATTCTGGATGCTGAAACAGTCACTAAGCTCAATGATCTATTTGATCAGCGGATCAGTTATCGTGAAAAGCTACAAAAGCTAGAAGATCAGCTTGGTGCAATAGATTTGTATGTAAAAACACGGACTGGAATACTAGCTGGATTTGGATTTGACCAAGCACCAGATAGTAAAAAATTTAAGAAAGTAGATGCTGGATACATGCCAAAACTTTCAACAAAGTTTGGCAAGGAATTTTACGCCTCTCTTGCAGAAATTAAAGTACCGGCAGAAATAAATACTGCACTCAAAGAAAAAATTCCAACATACCTATTCAGCATGATGAATGGACTTAATTTTTATAGCTGTTCTGTTTTCGGCAGGAAAAATCTATGGTTTGTGAATGTTCCATGGGCAGATATTGACCCGAAAAAGCTGGATGATTATAAAGTAGGACATAACGGCGACAACAACATGGATCACTTGATGTGGACGAAGCCAGATGAATGGGTGGAGGTAAAAGAATGGGAAGCGAAGCGCGATATTGATCAGGCGAATATGAATGAAAGCGCATTATAACCCACTCAACTACAACCGCAACATAACGCACCGCTCGGGCAATCTGTTACAATCAGTCACCGATGAGCAGGCTAGGCAGTGGGCGCGTGAAAAGTGGGACGGTAAAGTCATAGGCCACTCATGGCATCCGGCTTATATTGCGGCTTGTGAGGAGTTGAGAGGGATTCATAGGTTAGATGCAGGTGATCATAATGACTGATTTAGAAAAAGAAATAGTAAGAGCGATAAAATCTGCAATAATTGACTGCCCGGACTGTGACCATATTGGTGGAGATGACTATGATCAATACACATGTACAACATGCTGGTATCAAGGTGGCGGTGGGAAAATAAATGTTTTTGAATATATAAAAGAGCATAGGCAGATACTTGACCACTAACAGAGATTGGTTTGTAACCCCCAAGGCCCAGCGCAGCCTGTGGCAACACTGGATTGGGAGTTCTCGGTCGGCTGGCAACGGCTTAATGCGCGCCAATTTAACGGGAGATTGAAATGACCCTAGAAGAAATCAAAAAAGAAGCCGAAAGCTTTTTCGAATGGCCCAGCGACAATAAACAAACTGTCACAACAACAAGCGCTATTTTGTTTGCTGATTTTATTGCTAGGAAAGAGCGGGAAGCAGTAAAACTAAAGGTAGAAGGTAACGCAAAATGAAAACACCACACCGCATAATGTACGAAGTGCTAACGCCTGAAGAGTTGAAGCGGTTTATTAAGAATAAGGTTGCAAAACCTTTGAAATTGTCAGATCTGCCACCAAGTGAAATACTTTCTTGTGCATTTGAATGGGATAAAGATGGCGAAGAAGACTTCTGGATAGCAGTGCATGACAGATTGCTGGTTCAAGGACAATAAATGGCCTGCATACCCATCACCAACTTTGGCTTCATCTGCACCAACACTTTTGGCCGACTGCACGTCGGCAATAAATATGTGTGGGTTGAATATCACCATTACTGCGGGCCAACGTTTTACAAAGATTACAACTGCACAAAACCATACGACCCAGACTATAAAAACGATCCGGTTTGGACTGTATTTCAACAGTGGGTTGATAAGATAAAAAATAAAAAGCGCAAATAGGAATTGCTAAATTGATATGTTGCGTTATTATTAATGCATAGTAAGTATTAATTCAATGGGTGTGATTATGATAACTAATAATTCAGAAAATAAACCAGAAAGCGCATCACTGGAAATTGTTAAAATCCTTGAAGATATGCATAATACAGCCAAACAAGAATACGATGCGCTTGAAATGAGCTTATTGCGCGACATTAAGCAGATAGAGTGCTATGCAATAAACAAGTGCTTAAAGCGCGTAAAAGAATTTGCTGATGGTAAATCCAGTAGCGAATCGGTGAAACATGAATAGGCCGTAACTTCATGATAAAGCTGAGAAAAATATGAAGAAAATGTTCTCATTTGGATGGTTGGGTTCGTTGCTTGTAGCTTGCGCGTTCTTTGCGTGCGGTGCTTTTGCAAGTGAGCTGATTGATGATGGTCATAAAACAGCAATTGATGCAGTATCTGTCTATGCAGGTTACGGTGATATTGATTCAGGCATTGCCAGTTCCGACGTTTCTTGCCAGTCGATTGAAGGTAATCGAATGTGCAATAGCGAAGCGCCTGAAATGAATGATCAGGTAATTGCTTTTTCCAGCGGTGATGCTACTGCCAAGCCAATTCCGTGGCGAAGTCAGTTAAAATTCACTGATAATAAAGCATCCGATTTAATTGCTGTGAAAAATACTGATGCTGTGGAAGGTGCATAGAAAGCAACCATTGCCTATGCTGAAACTATTTTAATTTAAATTAATGCAATGCCGGTGTTTGTCGCCATAAAGAAAATAAAAAAGCCGGTGTAATAATCGGCTTTTTTATTGATGTTAATAAATCCACGAAAAAATGATATTATAAAGTTAATGAATTCATTAATGGATATACAAAATGGCAGTAAAGAAGACTGATAATAAAAAGACTAAGACGGTGCCTAAAAAAGCTCCGGTTAAATCTATTGATAAAAATCGGCCAAAGAAAGTAGGCGATGATAGGAAACTAGGCTTGTACGCTAATTTGAGCAGGGATAATCCCAAGCACGCAAAGGTATGGCGCTTTATAGATGAATACTGCATTGATTCTAATGCTACTCAGGCAGCAATAAGGGCTGGATATGCTAAGAATTCAGCGCAACAACAATCGTCAGACCTCCTTTTAAATCCTTTTGTCAAGCAAGAAATTGAAAAAAAGAAGGCTGAGATAGCAGAAAGGAATGGCATTGATCAAGATTATGTGCTTCAAAAGTTTAAAAAGGTGGCTGAGGCTAAGGCCAGTTCATTATCTCAAGTACACGTTAACTGCTGTAGGCATTGCTGGCACCCGGAATTTCTTTATCAGTTCACGCCACATGAATTTAGGTTAGCTATGCAGGAACACGAAGAGAATGAGGCTAATAAGGCGCTAATCAATAAAGAATACAACGAAAAGCCATTCGACCAGCAAGGCGGAGCAACATTCAGAAAGAATCTTAAGCCAAACCCTGAGTGCGTTGAGTGTTGTGGTGAAGGCATTACGCGGATAGTATTGGCCGATACTAGGGATTTATCGGATGATGAACTATTCCTGTTTGATGGGGCAGAGTTTTCAAAGGATGGAATGAAGGTTAAGCACTTAAGCCGTGAAGGTGCTTTGGACAAGCTTGCTAAGCACACTGGATTCTACGAAAAAGACAATGAAATCAAGGTTGATATTTTTGATAGCGAAAAGCTTGAACAGAAATTCTGCAAAAAAATAGACAAGAGCAATCAGAGGCAGGCTGACATTGAGAAAGAGCGCGGATTGCCGCCACGAAATCAATAGGGGTGATTATGAGTTACAGAAAAATGAGTGTTAAGGAAGGCTGTAAGAGTTTTAGCTTTTGGATATATATGGTTGTTGAGATTCTGCTTATTGGTGCAGCATTGGCATGTACATTCAATGGTGAATTTCTTGAGGCTATTGTTATATTTATTCTTATTGAGATTAGAGAAATTAATGATCAGTTAGCCTTGGCGAGCTATGCGGAAGTAAGGTTGCATGGCTTGAAGGTTTTAGAGGATGCTTTGCGGTTGAGACATTGACAATATGCAGTAGAGATTATGAGCCAAGTTTTAATGGCGCTACTACTGATGCCGTATAACCAAGAGCTATGGGGCGAGGCCGCAGGCCGAGTCCAAGGAGGAACAAAGTGACGACTGACCATGAGCGTGTTGTTATGTGTTTTCGTGTTTACCGTACTGGAATACACCCAAAGCCTAAGCGCCATTATTACAAAGAGACATTTGAAAAAAGGCAACAAGCAAGGAACTTTTGCAAGAATAGACATTGGGAACATGGGATAACTATAGTTCACCCAGATGGCACAGAGGAAGAATACACATAACCGCCGCGTAATGGGCGAGGCTTGCCGAGTCCGTGAGCAAAGCGAACACACATTAACGCTGTTGTTATATTTACGGGAGAGATATGGAAACTTATTACTGGAACACAGATGAACCACACGCAAACAATCAGACAACAATGTGTGATTTTATTGATAACCATAACACGTTTCTTGAAATTACTTTTGTTGATGGTACTTATGCCGAAGGCGTTGATGTAAGCGGGCAGAAGTGGGAAATACATGCAAGCGGAAACGGTGATTTCAATAATCACAAGGTCGAGTTTGTAGAGCTGAGCGAGTGAATATAACACTGCATTTAACGAACCAAGTTCGTAATAGCAGAACTAAACCTAATATGTAACATTATGTTTATACTCATAAAAATACAAATAAGTTCATTAATGTATACAATAAATTAAGAAATCAGCACGGGCGTCGCTACCTTAGGCTGAACATTGAGCCTTACAATGTAAAAGAAAGGTGATAACTTCGTTATCTTACGTGTCTAGCCTTTCATGCTATCCACGTTCACAACCAAATTAATAATTATCTGGAGGGATAATGTCAGCATTAGATACACAAGTAGCCGGAGATCACTATAAGAAGTGTAAAATTCAACCAATCGAATACATACATGAGAATAACCTTGATTACTTGCAAGGGAACATAATTAAATACATCACACGACATAAGAATAAGAATGGTGCTGATGATATTAAGAAAGCAATTCACT